ATCACGAAAGTGGCGTAAAGATGAAGGACATGACGCTACTTGGAAGCGTCTTGTTGACATCTACAAGGGTAAGCATTATGACCATTATAGTGACGAGGACAGAATGTTGATTAACATTTCGTTTTCTACTGTCAATGTTATTGGTCCTGCTGTGGCTGTGAACTATCCTAAGATTACGGTTAACGCACAGAAACCTGAGAATGCACCTAATGCTGTTGTGGCTGAGGCTGTGGTTAACTATTGGTGGAAGTACCGTAATATTCGTGAAGAGTTTCGTCGTGCCGTTAAAGACCTACTTATTGTAGGTCACGGATGGATTAAAACTGGTTATAGGTTTGTTGAGGAAGGAGCCATCAGTGAAAGTGGTGAAGAGGATTATAGTGACCCTGTTGGTGGTGGTGAATCTACTAGTAATTCTGTCATAACAACCGACTGCCCGTTCGCTGAACGGGTGTCCCCTTTTGATGTGTTCATTGATGCTGATGCTACAAGCATGCATGATGCCAAGTGGATTGCACAGCGTATCCGTCGCCCTATTGCCGAGGTAAAGTCTGATAAGCGTTACAACAAGGCTGCGCGTGAAGATGTGACTATTATGGCTGTTAGTCGTTATTCTGATGACCCTAGTCAGCGTAAGGTTTACGACAAAAATTATGGTTATGCTGAAATATGGGAGTATTATGATATCCGTACTAAAACAATGTGCGTTTTCACTGAGAACAGCGAAGTGTTCCTTATTAAACCTACGAAGATGCCGTATGCGTTTGGACATCCTTTTGTTATGTTGCGTAACTATGATGTTCCAGATGCCTTTTACCCTATTGGCGACCTTGAACAGATTGAACCGTTACAGAAAGAACTGAACGAAACTCGTACGCAGATGATGAATCATCGTAAGAAGTTTTCTCGTAAGTATCTCTACAAGGAATCAGCGTTTGACCAGTTTGGGCGTACAGCCTTAGAATCTGATGATGATAATGTTATGGTTCCTGTGGTTTCTGATGAACCATTGGGTGGCGTAGTAACAGCATTCCCTGCTGTTATAAGCCCCCCAGAATTTTATAGTCAGTCTGATTTGATTACTAACGACATTAACCGTATTACTGGTTTGCCTGAGTTCATGAATGGTGGCATTCCTGAGATTCGTCGTACGGCAACAGAAATCAGTGCTGTTCAGGATGCTGCTAACTCTCGTACGGCTGATAAGTTGGCTATTGTTGAGTTAAGTATTGGCGAGGTTGCTCGCCGTATGCTTATTTTGGCTCAGCAGTTTATGACTGGTAAACAGGTTGCCCGTATAATCGGTAAAGATGGTGAACCGTTCTGGGTTGAGTATGACCGTGAATACCTAGAAGGCGACTTTGACTTTGAAGTGGTGGGTGGCTCAACACAACCCCATAACGAAGCACAGCGTCGCCAAATGGCTCTACAGGTTGTGGATGCTATGGCACCGTTCGCTGGTTCAGGTATTATCAACATGCAGGAACTTGCTAGTTATGTTCTTCAGGTTGGCTTTAATATTAAGAATCCTGAGAAATTTGTCCAAGCACCCCCACCTCCTCCAGAGGCTATGGGTGGAGGAATGCCACCACAAGATGGTGGAATGCCTCCACTTCCACCTGAGCAGGGACAACTTCCACCCCAATAGGGAACAACCTACCTATAAGTATGAGCAACCGTTTTAGGACTCTAGGAGAAAAACAAAATGAGCGAAGATTTCGCACCCATATCTGATGTAGAACCCGAAGGGTCAACTAGTTCCAGTGAGGATAGTCATATAGATGATAGCCCATCTTTGGATGTTGCAGAATACTCTAATTATAGAGTCCCTGTAAAATTTGATGGTGAGGAGCAGCATATTCCTCTTTCTGAGGCGATTGCTGGTTATCAACGACAGGCAGATTATACACGCAAGACGCAGGAATTAGCACAGCAGAGGGAATCTCTCAATTTTGCTAGTTCATTGCAGACAGCACTTGATAGTGACCCTGCTGCCACTCTAGAGTTGTTAAGCCGTCATTACGGCGTAACTTTAGGGCAAGCACAGCAATTGATAGACTCTTCTTATGAAGAGGATATGGACCCTAGTGAGCGTAGAATCCGTGAGTTGGACCAGCGTTTGGCACAGTTTGAAGAGTATCAGTCTCAACAGCAGATTGAGAAAGAAATTTCCCGTTTGCAGGCTAGATATCCCGATTTTGACACAAATGAAGTTGTGCAAACTGCTTTACGCAGCAACACAACCGATTTAGAAGCAACATACAAACAACTGGCTTTTGATAAAATGATGAAGCAGCGTGAGTTGGAAAGTCAAGCGCAACAGATTAAACAACAGAAGGAATCTTCCGTTGTTGAGGCTAAGCGTGAGGCTAGTGTGGTTTCTGGTGGCTCTTCTGCCACTGCGAACACTACAACCGATACTACTGAACCTATTACTAATATTTCAGATGCTTGGATGACTGCTAAAAGACAATTAAACGCCAATTTTTAACATTTCCTAGGAGGAAAATACTATGGCTGGAAACAGTAACTTTGATGCTATTCTTTCAACAACACTTGCGAACTATCGTGACCAGTTGACTGATAACATCTTCTCAGCACGCCCACTTACATACCACCTTATGAACAAGGGTCGTATTCGTATGCTTAATGGTGGTACAAAAATCGTAGAGCCACTTATCTACGGTGAAAGCAGCACAGTCAAGCCATATTCTGGTTATGACACAATTGACCTAACCCCTCAGGCTGGTATTTCAGCAGCAGAATTTGAATGGAAGCAGTACGCTGCTAGCATTGCAATTTCTGGTATTGAAGAGGCTAAGAACAACGGCGAGCAAGAAGTCATTAACTTGCTTGAAGCCAAAATCATGCAGGCTGAAGAGTCTATGCGTGAAGGTTTCAACCGTATGTTCTTTGGTAACGGAACCGACACCCTTGGTGCTGGTGGTACAGACTCAGGTAAGTCTTGGAACGGTCTTGGAAACTTGATTGAATCAGGCAACACCGTTGGTGGTATCAACTCAGCATCTGGTCAGGATAATGACTGGTGGCGTTCGTACGAGGAAAACACTGCTGGTGCTTTGACCCTCGCACAAATGGCTACAGCCTACAACACTGTATCAGTTGGTAATGACCATCCAGACATGGTTCTCACAACTCAAACATTGTTTGAGAAGTATGAATCATTGCTTCAGCCTCAGGTTCGTTACACGGACACTGCGACTGCAAACGCTGGATTCCAGAACTTGCTGTTCAAGGCTTCGCCTGTAACTTATGATGTCCATGCACCTGCTGGAAACATGTTCTTTATCAACTCAAAGTACATTTCACTTGTAGGTCACTCTGGTAAGTGGTTCTCTAACACAGAGTTCGTACGCCCTGAGAACATGGATGCACGCTATGCTTTGATTATGTGCTACGGTAACCTCACGGTCCGTAACCGTAAGAAGCAAGGCAAGTTGACAGCCAAAACTGCCTAATTAGCAGTAGAACAAAGAGGACAATGGTGGGGGATGTATTTCCCCCACCTAGTCTGACATAGTTAGGATTATATATTATGGCTAAGAAACCACAAATTGCTTTTGGTGATGATTTAAAGCGACTTCTTGCAGCAGCATACGCTGGTGCAAAAGGCGCAAAGAAGAAAGAACAAGCAGGTCGCATTATTGCTAAGGCAGAAGCAAAGGGTAACCCTACTGTTGCTGGTGTGCGTGGTAAGTCAAGCAAAATGGAACAACAGTTTGTCCGTAGCAAAGTTAAGCGTCGCAACATGGAATCTATTTCTGCTGATGCTGATAAGCATATGCAGCGTATGGCTAAACAGGGCAAAAATTGGGATGGTTCCCCTGTTAAGAAGGCAACGAAGCCTAAGTCTGCTCCTAAGAGGAAGTTGACTGTTGCTGAGCAGACTGCTGCTGCACAGCGTGAACTTGATAAGCGTGCAAATGATGCACGAATTATTAAAAAGGGAACTAAGGCTGCTAATGTTGCTACTGCTGCTGAGGCTGTGGGTCGTAAGGGAACTAAATTGACTCGTGGTGGTAAAGAGGTGCCTGTTTCTAAGAAGAAGGCTGATGCGCTTGTTGCTATGGGTAATCGTGCTGTTGCACAGAAAAAGGGTGGCAATGCTAAGAAAACGGCAGACCAGTTAAACCTTCAGGCTAAGTTCCGTAACGCTAAGGGTGCTGATAAGCGTAAAGCGAAGCAGGCGTTGGACAAGCACAGAAAACTACACGGAAACTTTACAGGCTAGGAGATTATTGTGAAACAACGACCAGATACTGACACCACTAATGGAAGTTATGGAGGAAAGCGTAAACCTAAAAGGGGTGGGCGTTATGCTAACCACAGCCCTTCTCCTTCATATTATGAATCTAATGATTCTTTGAACACATCTATGTTTGCTGGACCATTTAGAAAGCCAAAGAATCTAACTGATTCTTTGGGTACAGCCAGCAAAGTTGCCCGTAAATATCGTAAACTAGGGAGTAAATAATTATGGCTAAGCGTGGACCTGCTATCGGTGGTTTACATTCACAAGGCATCGTAGATGATGTTGTTAAAGGAATAGGAAAACTTGTTGGAAATGCCAAAATTAAAAAACAAGTTAAAAAGGCTTATCCTATTGTAAAAGATACAGATGCTAAAGTTGTTAAGCAGATGCGTAAAGAGCAGTTGATGAAGGCTAAAGGTTATGTTAAGTCTGCCCCTAAAGCACAGCAATCTTCTAGGCAAAGAGGTGCTTTGAACAAGTTGAAAATGGAGACTAAACCACTCCCTCCTAAAAGGAAGTAATTATGGCTAGCAAGCGTAAACCTGCTATTGGTGGATTACATTCCGAAGGTATTATGGATGATATTATTCTTCCTATTGCAGACAAGGCTTTAAAAACTGTAAGGTATTCTAAAAATACTAGATACATTAAAAAAATTGATAAACTTGAAGGTTCCAAAAAGCCTATTAAACCCAAAAAAGCAAAAACTCTTGATAAGGTTTATACAAAACAAGATAAACTTTCTCGTCGTTCTGAAGATGGTCTAGGTATTGGTAATGAACGCCGTCGTCAAGGATACGAGGACCGTGCTGAAATAAATACGATTAAATCAGAAATTGCAGCCAAAAAAGGTAAAGGTCGTAAAGAAGATAAGTATGACCGTAGGGAAAGTGTTAATTGGGCTAAAATGCAAGCAATGGAAAATGAAACATCCCCTAGAAAAGCAGCAGTTGCTGAAAGAAAACTACAGAAAAACGCTAAAAAGGGCAGTCGTTCAGAAGCCAAGTGGAGAGCGAAAAATTCATAATGGCTGCTAAAAAACCACAGGATTTGCGTGACATTATAAATGCAGCAAACAAACTGTTTAGCAAGCCGTCACCACGAGGTGCTACGGCGCAGGCTAGTGCTGTTGTGTCACGGGCGCAGAATGTTAGCAACAAAGGTGCAAAAGCAGTATCTGATGCTGGAAAAGCAGGTGCCAAAGGTGTAAGAGCAGTATCAAACTATGCAGTAGGTGACCCCAACAAGGGAGTTAAACACATGGTTTCAACAACTGGTGTATGGCTTATTCCTTATGGTAAAGGTTATAAACTTGTTAACAAGGCTATAAAGGGTGCTAAATACTATAAATCAGCGAAGGCTGCTCGTGGCGCAGTTAAAGGTGCCATAGTTCTTGGTGCAGACACGGCTTTAAATGCTGGTGTAAATAAACTTCCTAGTGGAAAGAAACCTTAATTATGGCTTCAAAGAAACCAGCAATCAATATCCCTCTTGATGATATTGCAAAACTTGGAAAAAGTTTAACCAAAAAATTTGGTGCTAAAACCTCTAAAAAAATGCTGTCAGGTATGACAACCAAGCGTGCAGGTATGGAATATTATAAGCAATACCCAATTAACTCTTACCTGCAATACCCTACTTCTCCTGTTACAAAACCAGTTAAAAAGGCTGGTGCTGCTGTAACTAAAGCAAAGCCAAAACCCAAGGTTAAACCACAGTCTAATGTTCCTACTTCTAAGCCTAGTGCTGGCATGTCACCTAAGAAGCCAAAGACTTTGTCCAAGCCTGCTAGACCTAAGAGGGATTATATTCCTAAGGGTAAGACTATGGCGCAAACTGCTGCTGAGCAGCGTGCAGCGCAGAAGCGTGCTAATCAGATTCTTCGTCGTACTGGTGATGCCCCTACGCCTCGCCCAAGGGGTTCGGCTGTAGAGCCATCTAATGTTCGTGGGTCTATTATTCAGCCCCCTCGTAAGGCTACTATGCGCCCTCCTAAGCCTCCTAAGGAGTCTTTTGAGGCTGATGCACTTAAGGCTGAGGTTCGTGCTGATAGGCAGAAGTTTGGGCGTGGACAAAAGCCAAAGGGTGGGAAGCGTAAACCCCCTCCTGCTGGTGGTGTGGCTGCTAAGAAACCTAAGAATCCTAAGAAACCGTCGGGTGGTTCTGCTGCTAACAGGGCTGCTTTTAGGAAGGCTGAGGCTGAGTTTATTAAGAACTATTTGGCTACTCGGACTGGTGTTAAGTCATAATAGAACAAATTACTTATTAGTATGAGTAATTCTGGCTTTAATTCTTCTGATATCCCTGCTGGTGCAGTGTCTGCACATGCTTTGTTTGGGCAACCTGTTTCTGGGCAACGCCCTGCTGGTGAGCAGGAAGGTTCTATGCTTGCTGCTGCTTCTGGTCCTTATTTGGGTCGTGGTAATAAGTGTTCGGCTAAAGAGGATACTTGTGAGGGTATGCGTGTTAAGGATGAGGTGTTGTGTATGGGGCATCTTCGTTCGTCTAAGAAAGTGGTGAAGGATGGCGTATAAGGCTATGACGGCAGCCGATATTCGGTCTGCCGTTCGTTCTATAACCGATTTGGATTCTACTGATTTGTCGGATTCTTTGTTGGATTTGTATATTCGTGATGGTTACTATCGTATTTTGGATACGGAGAAGCGTTGGTCGTTTCTTGAGTATTCGTTTGAGTTCAGTACCCGTACTGGTGTTCGTGCGTATGAATTGTCCACGCTAACTGATGAACCTATGGGGCAAATTTCTAGTATTATAGATAATCGTGGTACTGGTTACCGTATGGATATGATTGGCTTTGATATGGCTGAGCAAACCTATACTGGTTCGTACGACACTAATGGTGACCCTTTGTTTTATGCTTTGTGGAGTGGGTCTATTCATTTGTATCCAAAGCCGAACAATGTTCGGACTTTGGTTGCTCGTGGTTATCGTGAGCCGTTGGATTGGCAAACTGAGGGTGGCGATGTTGATGCTATTCCTAGTTTGCATTTCCCTCTTGTTTACTATGCGTGCAGTCGTGTGTATCAGCAACTTGAAGATACTGCTATGGCTCAGATGTATAAAGGTGCTTTTGATGAGGGTGTGGCTTTGGCTGTTAAGAATGCGACGACACCTAATAGTCATAACCTTATGCGTTTGAATGCTGGTCAAACTGAGAACCGACCTACTTATAGTGGTTGGCTTCGCTCTTTGGGTAGTAACCGTTCTAATTGGGGTTTGTAAATGTCTCAGATTCAAATTTTTGAGCAGAAAGATTTTACTGGTGGGTTGAATTTGCGTTCGGACCAGTTTCAGTTGGCTAATAATGAGTCTCCTGAAATGTTGAATGTTGAAGTTGACCCTAGAGGTGGTGTTTTTAGTCGTGGTGGTATGACCCGTATTAACCCTACT